GTTGTTAATCATGTACTAACAAATAATATTTTAGACGTTGGAGAAAGTGCTTATTGGCTTACTAGGTATCAAGGATATTTTTATTCTAACGGAGAAATTATTAGATATGATGCAGTACAGTTTAACATAACTGGAACTGGAAATGTTTATATTAGTAGCAATCAAGAATATCAAAGTTATTTTTCATCACTACCGTTTAATGGAAAAATATATCCAACAGGCTTGGTTAGAATATATGCAACTCCATATTATGAAACTGTTGATGGCATAACTAGATTACAAAATGGAGCGGTAGTAGACCATGGACGTGCACAATTTGGAACAACAATAGCATCCCATACAGCAGGAATAGAAACATACTGGTCTGATAATGAGTATATTCGTGGATTAGATATGCAGTCACAATACTTATTTACAACACAATTGGATGAAGACGTGACTTACCCATCTACTACGTCTGGTGCCGCTGGAATTAACAATGTGTTAGCAAGGCAGACTACCCGTAATGGAGTAATTAAAAACTTTATGGCTACAAATTATTTAACAGAAACTCAAGTAAATAATTTAAAATCAACACAGTCTGGAACTATCCAGTCATCTGCTTTTGTAATGAATGGTCCATCTTTTAAAACTACAGAAGTTCCATTAAACTTTGTTTCATATGTTTATAAAAATTTAAATAATGCATATAAGCATTTTGGAACTAGGATTAGGATTGTAGGTAAAATAGAAAACAATACGAGTAGAACGCAGACGCCAATTGGTAGCACAACCTATTATCAAACATCTGGAACACAGCCAGACCAAACAGTAAGCATTGGCGGTGGATCTGGAGGTCTTGCAGTATTGCTTAATCCAGAAACAAATAATGGATATTATTTTGAAATAGTTGCATTAACAGAAGATAATATTAATTCTTATCTTAAACTTGATACAAAGGGCAATGCAGAAAAGTCAATTAATAATATACTTTTTTATAAAATTAAAAAAGATTCTTCAAACAATAATGCTATCCCAATTAAACTTTGGGGAGGACTTTCTAAAATTCTTGTTGATGATGGTCGCTTTACTGGTCAGTACAGAATGGCAGGGGAAGAAAATCCAACAGTATATGATTTATCAGTAGAGTATGAAGATATTGGCAAGATAAGAAGATTTTATTTATACATCAATAATAAATTAGTTAAAGTTGTTGATGACACAGATCCACTTCCAATTTATAACAATATGGCTTTGTTTACTCGTGGCTCATCTAGATGCATGTTTGAAAATATATATGCACTATCTGAAAACTATTCTCAAAATACAGTGTTTACCGTAGGAGAAACTCTTGCTTCAGCGTTATCAGAAGGTAAGATTAATGCAAACGAATCATTTAGAAAATATGCAATGAGTGGAGTTGTCCAAGCAACACACCTATCTGGAATTAGTGCACAAGAGCCTCCAAAATATAATATGTACTTTGAAGAGTTTGGCTCTATTATGCGTGAATGTGCATATTTTGATGTTAAGTATGATCGTGCATACCCTGCTCTTTATGCTCAACTTTCTCCAACATTTAACCGAATTAAAGGATACACAACATCTGGATTTATAGCAGACTCATATGGTGCAGAGTTTTTAATATTTAATGCTACCGATACTGCTTTAAGCCTTGATGAAACTAGTGGAAACTTTTTAAGAATTCAAGGTGTAACATTTACACAAGACACAACTCACGAATTAACTGTTGACGAATATTTTAAAAAACGTGGTAATTTGTCTGATCCAGAATTCCAAGGCAGTTCATTAATATTTTCACCTCTTGTAGAAAAAGCAAAATATGATGAAATTAGACAAAGCAGAATGATATATGGAAAAAATGAATTTTCAATTGATAGCATATATATTCAAACAGACGATGATGCCCAAGCATTAATGGGATGGATTATTAACAAGGTTATGCACCCTAAGAAATCTGTAGGCGTAAATTTATTTTCAATTCCAACAATGCAACTAGGAGATATTGTTACAATTAATTACAAAGATTCTTCTGGATTAGATCTTGTTGCCTCAGACTCAAGTAGATTTGTAGTATATAATATTGAATATTCTAGAAGCAATAATGGACCAAGTATGACAACATATTTGGCGGAGGTGTAAAATGAGTTTGTATGGAGCGTATTCAGAATCTTCTAAAGGTCCAGTTGCACCAGTAAATGCCTTACAGGCTGCAACAAAAAAAGTAGAGGCAGATACTGCTGCACTAGATAGAGTTTTAGCAAAACCAAAACCAAGTGTAAAAGAAATTACTAGGGCAATGGATAGGCTAAATGCATCAACAGATAAACAAATAAAAGCAATTATGTCTGAATTAAATAAACCACAGATAACGACTACAACTAATAATCAACCACCAGATCTTGGACCAACCAATACTTTTGGTCCAGCACTTATAGATCCAGAGCCAATGACTCCAGCAACAACTCCAACAACAGCAGCCCCTGTAGCAGTTCAGCCACCTCCACCACCAGTTAAAACTGCACCAATAGACACTGTTTTATTTGATGATGAAGGCACTCCAATTGAGGTAATGACAGACCTTATTTTTGAAAACATTGGTGGACACGAGTTAATTAATATTGCTCGTAATGACATTGTAAATGGGCAACAGGTTTCTTATCAACCTATAAAAAACTTATCATCAATACAACAACAATATAATCCGAACAACATTCTAAGTCTACAGTCAACTTCTGATAAATACTTTGCAAATTTTTCAATTAAACTTGAAAATAAAATACCTCAACCTGGAACTGGACCAAATGGAGCACATGTTTATTTAGATAATAACACAGGAAATATGATTATTGAGGCTATTAATCTTGAAATTGATGAACAAATTGAGGTAGAAATAACTACAAGTGGTACAATATATGAAGCGGAATTTGGAGAAATAACCTCTTGATAACTAACACTGGTAAGACTATTATTGGTAAGTATATGCTTGGTCAAGCCCCTGCCTATGCTTCATTTTTGGCTGTTGGCTGTGGTCCTACCCCGCTAGAAACTGGCGATGTAGCGGATAACTTTGCAACAAAAGAAAACCTTGATTTTGAAATGTTTCGTGTTCCAATCTCATCTAGAGGTTTTGTAAATGAGGGCGGTATAAATAAAATTGTATTAACAGCAGAACTACCAACAGAAGAAAGATACGAGATATCTGAAGTAGGTTTATATTCTGCAGGCTCAAACCCATCTGCTGGCGCTTATGACAGCAAGACAGTGTTTGCATTTACTACTGGAGAAAACTGGCAACATCATACCGCTTCCGCAGCAACAGCAATTGATACTGTTACCGCACCGTTAGATGATCCAGAAGATGATAATGTGATTGCAGTAGCAGATTCTGTTTTTCAAACAAATGCTGATAACTCAATTTTTTATAAATCTTCTCGTGCAAACAGGTATGAAAGATGCAGATTTTTAAATAACGTAATTTTAATTCAAGGAGATGACTCAGATCTTACAGTAAGCGAAGATAGTGGTCCGACTCTTGATCACTTTGTAATTGAAGAAGGATCAAACCATATTCATTTAACTGGAGCGAATATTGATTTTACAAGAAACTCTCCAATAGATGAACTTAGGTTGGCATTTTCTTTAATAAGTAAAAATGGAAACTCCAGTGCAATTCCAGAAACAATTAGAATTTTAGTTGACTTTGCATCAACAGATACTACTACTGGAGAGTTTGCAAGGTTTGAAGCAGAAATTAATCATGGAAGTTCTGGTAATCTAGAAAACTCTATTGCAGATTTTGAAACAAACAGATATTTTGTAATATCAAAGCAACTACAAGAACTTTATACAAGTGCAAATTTTACTTGGGATGCCGTAACTGTAGTTAAAATATATGCATGTGTTATTGATAGTGGAGTACCTTCAGAAAATTACTACATAGCCTTAGATGCAATGAGACTAGAAAATATTGCTACAGTTAATCCGCTTTATGGCTTAACTGGATATTCAATTATTAAAAATGACAATGCAGAAACAATTGTTAAGTCTCCTAATACTAGCAACTATGTTGAGTTTAGATTTTCAATTGGTGTAACCTAATGGCTGTTAAAAAAGCAATTGTTCCAAAAGAATCTTTGCCACCAGTTGACTCAGAAACCGCAGGGTATGTTGTAAGATATAGAATTATCTCTGAAGATAAAAACAGAACCTCTCACTGGTCTCCAACATTTGTTACAAATGCAGTTCCTACAGAAACGGTTAGTGGTGCTTTATCTATAACATCATCTATTATTACCGCTGTTTGGGATGATGAACTAAATAGACCAGCATATGACATATTTGTAAAATTTGATGCTGGATCTTTTGCTTATCATGGAACAAGCCCAATACACACATATTCATTTTTAAATACAGGAACAACGTCAGTTCATGTAAAGATACAAATAGCATCATCAGTAAAAGAAGTAAAAGAATCGTTAGTTATCTTCGACTCTGGCGTAGAGTCTTTGGTATAATTAAATAGGAGGAATAAATGGCAAAAGTACCGTTACCAGAGCGTGGTCAACCTTTAGATGTTCCATACATCTATAAGTTAGTTGATACAGTAAATCAGTTATCTACAGAGGTTTCTTCAGCAACCTATAACTATACAACAGTTGATACAGTTAGTGCTGGAAAACAAAGCGTAAAGACATCTGAGGTCCGTATGATAGGTGGCTATGTAGAAGTAGCAAACAACTCTACTGTTACCGCAGCATCTGAAAAATCTTTTTCCTATGACTTTCCTAGTGATTTTAAATATCAACCAATAGCAACAGCAACTCCAGTAAATATAGGAAACACTCCTGCTGGACAAAATGTAAGCGTTATTTTAAAAACAGTAACAACATCAAAGGTAGAGGGAGTTGTTAGATTCGGTGCTTCTGGTGACTTATCTTTAGCCGTTAATTTAATAATTATTGGCATTCCAAATTAAAAATAAGGACGGGGTATGATTTTTTGTAAAAAATGTAATGGTCGTATGTTTGTTGACAGACAATATAGCAGTGTAGATCATTTAGAAACATTTTGTATGTTGTGCGGTTCACGTAATTTTTTTCATCCTCCATCAGAAAGTGGGCAAGGTAGATGGATACTGCAAAGGGAAAAATCCAGAGCCAACAATACAATAACGACCCTGTAATAAAGGGTAGTAAAAAACTCTGGTTTTTAAACGGAGATTTGGTGCGCTTATATCATAGTTCTCGTTCTACTGGAATGGTTACGTTTTATAATATTACTAAAGATAGACTTGAAACTTGTCTTCGTAC